GCTTAATGGTGACCCCCACCTGTTGCAGCGCCTGGGCTTCGTAGCCCTGGTTTGGCGTCGGTCCGGTTGCGGAAGACGCTCCAAACGGAGTTTCTCGAGGAGGAGCCGCAGCAGTTGGGGACATGGGATCGGGCATTTGCGCTATTTGCTGCCTTTGCCCTTTTTCTTGCCCTTACCTTTGGTCTTCTTCGCCATCAAGCAACTCCTTGTCGTGAGATGTTGGGTCATCGTAGACGCAGGCATAGTTTCGCACGCGAGCACTAAACACTAGGCCGCGCTAAGGACAGTTTACCTATTTATGACGTTGTCAAGCGGGACACGGTAGGTTATAGGCCAATCTCATGGCACAAACCGATCTGCGCGAACGCATTTACTGGAGCACGGCCGAAGCCGCCGCCTACATCGGCTTCTCCGCAGACGCTCTCGAGCGATGGGCGCGAAACGCCACCAGCCCGAAGCCAAAAAAGAAAGCGGGCAAGTACCCGATCCCGAATCCGCCTTGCATCCGGTTTGGCCGATGGTTCAGGTTCCCGATCGAGGAATTCAAAACTTGGGCAAGAACGCCCGCAAACCTCCAACCCAAAGGTGATTGATGTTCTCGATCAGTGTCGCGTTCGGCGCCATCGCTTACACGCTGATGTTTCGGACCTCCGAAGCCGCCACTAAAGCTCTCGATGCGCTGAGCGCGCTCCCGGTCCATGGTCTTGGCATCCAGATGCCTGCCACCGATGTTCAGGTGGCCGATGATTTCGGCCAAATTCTACGTTGTAAGACCGCACCGACTGCGATGCTCTACGAAGACCTCGAAGCTTCGAAGCTGCTGCACGTCGAGTACAAGCTTCATCAGGTACGCATCCAGGCCGAGACGCAGAAGCGCGCCGAAGCCGACGCGAGCCTACGTGCAGGACGCGGGCCTGCTGTTCTCACGCCAATGGCGGGTATGCGAAACGGCGGCGGGTTCTAGCGCTTTCCGCCGCCCATCAACGACTTCTTCAACGCGTCTTGCGCTTCCTCGGGATTAGCCTGAGAAAGCTTTTCCATCGCCGCGGCTTGCTGCTTCTCGCGCTCGCGCAGCATCGCTTTGGCACCTTCCTTGTTCGGATAGGGCAAGGTGTCGAGCACGTACTCATTAGTGACAATGCCGCGCTGCTGGCTCACCATCACGAGTTGAGCATTCTCGTCGGAGAAGATCGGGCTCGAAGAGTGGCTGTCCACAGTGACGTACCAGTCGCCGGGGATATCGGTCAGCATGAAACTGGTCTCTTCGACGTCCTGCAAACTGTCGGCCTTCGTCCAATATTTCAAAGGATCCTTGGCTTGGCGCAACCGCAGCCACTTATCGGCCGCTCGCGCACATTGGCGCTCCACAAGCAACGCACGATCACGGAGCGTCGGAGAAGCCGTTTTCAAGAGCGTTGACGCGTGGACACCCGCCCGGACGCCGGCCTCGCCGCGACCCTGCATGATGTCGGGGAAGCCACTCAGGTTATTGATGATCTCGATGACGAATTTGAGCATCGGGATCGCTTCCGGCGGCATTTTTGGGGTCAAATCGGTGACCTGAGAGCCCGGCCCGAGGTTGAAATAGCCCGCAACTCGCATCTGACCATATTTTTCGTCGGTCAGACCATTGTCGCCGGAGAACGCCACGATCTTGTCGATCTGGAGCCCAAACAGGCGTTTGATATCGTCCGCCCATACCGACAGGAGTTCCTGCGGCTCAATCACATCGACGAGCTCGCTGCGCCCCCAAAACCAGTTCGTATAAACGTTAGGCTGAATCAAGGTGTAGGGGTGGATATGCTTGACACCGAGCAAGTTCGATTTCTTGTAGAGCGGCGCGATGACAATGTCGGGCTCCACCATCAGAATAGTCGTGTAGTCCGAGCCATCCTGAACCCATATCTCATGGATCTGCACGAGTGGTGCGCCGACCACGGGGCCCATGAGCGAGTAATTGGGGTCCATGTTAAGCTGGACGATGCCGCCCGGGATTGTCGCTCCCCCGCCACTGACACCGGTCTGGATTTGCGAGGTCGACAAGACCTGGTGAAAGAAACTCTGGGGGTCAGAGACTGAGCCGCCCGTTTGAGCATGGGTCTCGATGCGCTTGTATAGTTTCTCAGCATCTGGCAAATGATAAATGCGGCGCCATACCTCCGGCAACGTGATCATGTTGCTTTCGGTCATTACGGACTGTTTATCGATATCGTTCTCAGACTCGTTGTAGACGCCGAAATTCCAGGGCATCACTAGCTTGGATTGCATGATGACGCGTTCGTCATTCTTGACACCGACGACCTGTGGAATTTGCTTGAGCAAGGTGGCGCCATACTTCAATGAATCGAAAACGCCCTGCCCAAAACGAGTGTCGGTATCAGTCCGCTGCCAATCGCGCCCAAGCTGCTTGGACACGACCTGCGCGCGGTCAAGCATCGCCTTCGGGTAGATCCGATCGTAGTCAATCGAAAACTTGAGTTCGACCGGACTGAAAAGGTGCGACGCCGCACGCTCCAAATGCTTGTTCAGGAGATTGATGAGCGATTTTGTGCCATTGTAACGGCCGGTCTCGGCGATCGAGTTCAACAACCGATAATAGGACGAGCGAGGCCCCGCGCTGACACGACACTTCTCGATGAGATCCAGCGAGAACTGTACGAGCTTTTGCTTGTCGTCAGGGACAAAATTCATCCACGCCGCCTATACCCGGGTTGCTGTGTCTCAGTAGCCGGATTGTCGGACACTGCGTAACCCCGGGTCAAGCTGCCGTGGTGGTTCTGGAGCGACGTTCGCATGCGCGCGCCAGCATTGGGCTCCGGGCCACTTTGCACGAGCGGCGAGTATTGAACCCCGTTGGCACCGCCAAAGCCACCGACACCCTGGAGATGGGCGGGCAATGGCGGCGCCGCCACACTCCCGGGCTGGGTCGTCGGCCGCAAGTCCGTAATCTTGATCCCCGACATCTCCGCGGGCGTCGCGCCAACCTGTTCGGCGGCGATCTGCGCGCGGATCTCCGATCCCCGCTCAATATCCCGGTAGACCTGATCGGTCCTCTGCATCACCGAACGCGCGTCCCGGATCGACGGCATCACAATATCGTCGTCCGCACGATCATGCCCGATGTGCTCGCCGCAAACCTTGCAATCGTCCGGGAAGCCGCTGTTAACGATATCCCAGACGAACGTACCGCGACAGATGGGGCATCGAAGTCGAACTGCCATAACTATCTCCTGATACCTTGACGCCAGGACTGGCGTTGCAGCAGCGTCAGGCTATTCAGTCGAACCTTCTGCTTCTGCTCAAAAAACATTGACAGCGTGTTCTTGTTGAACAGCGCGGTCTGGTCGACGACGGACTTGCGCTTGCGCGCAAGCTCGGCCTCCCGTGTACGCCGGCTCGAGATGAGTTCACGCCGGATCTTCTCTTCCCACGCGTGCGTCGCCAAGGCGGCTGCAAGCACGCGGTCGTCCTTCATGCCAGAGGGTGCGCCGATACTATCACCCTCGCGCTTGACCGTACGCATCTCCTCGATCGTCTCCATTGACCGAAAGCGAGCGGTTCCGTTGGCGACGAAGTCGCGCAACCGTTCAAGGATCGTCACCTTCTGCCGAGTCGTCGTGACGAAATGGTAGTTGTAGCCGGCACCGAGGGAATCGGCCCTCGTGTAGATGTAAGTGCGGACATTGCGGAAAACGTCGAGAAGACCGCGCTCCTCGTATTCCTTATGCTGGTAAGCGTTCTCGATCTGAAATTTAAGCGAACGCAGCTCGTTGAACACTGCCGTCCCGGGACCATTTAGTTCCAGGATATAGCGGATCTCCGAATTGTTGCTGCCGTACCACCCGAGCAACGAAGCAATCGCCCACGCAAGTTGGCGTGTGTTGATCAGAGGGTACGCGTACTCCGCAACTTGGTCGATGCCATCAGCGTAGCAACGAAATATCTGAATGGCCGAGCGGTCGTTATTTTCGTTCTCGCCGAAGGCGGGATCGACGCCCATGACATAAGATGCGTTGTCGCTGGGTTCTTCCCAGACACGAAGCTCGATCTGGCGCGGCACGACGGTCTGGTAAATGCGCATGTCGGTAAATTCGACACCGCGGCCGTACATATAACCCTTCCATTTATTGGACGCGAACTTGTTGGCCTGCTCCGTCAACTCCTGCGCCGCAAAGAACACGGAACCGGTCTGCTGGAAAGCCTCTTCTTCGGTCCAGGGTTGTTCCTGCACGCGCAGGGGATCATCGTCCTCAGACTTGGACGCATCGGCTCGAAGCGAGGGATCCATGCGCCGGCGAATCCACGCAAGTTGCTCCGGCGTGATCTGGTGGTCGTATAGTTTTTTGATCTCGTCGATCTTCTTGCGCTCGCGATCAGTCGGAGGCGATTCTCCGTACATCGCAAAGTCTGGATGCGATCGATCGACCTTTTGGCTCTCCTTGGACCACCACCCCAGGAAAATGCACTTGCAATGCAAGGGATCAGCACGCGCGTCCCTCCACATCAGCCACCACTTGTTAAACCCGCGGGCGGTGGACTC